CTTCACGACAAACCATATGCTATTCTATTCTTTAAATTATTCGTATCGGACAACCACGCAAGCTATGGGCAGAATAAACAGAATGTCTACCGCATATGCTGACGTATTTTATTACAGGTTAGTGTCTGATGCCAAACGAGACAAAGCAATATTAAAAGCCCTCTTGCACAAAAAGAACTTTAACGAGAAGGTATTCAAAGGAGATATATAATGTATACAATATTGGAAGATCAAAAAAAACAGCTACTGCTTATCAACATCACGGCGACCAGGATAATTGAAAAATTAAAGGGTGTCGTCACCCAGTCCTCCGAATCACAGAAATTAATAGCTAGCGCCCTGTGGCCTATTGAGGAGGAAGTAGACGCAGCCGTCGAAGCGATGTTGGCTTTTCAATTAGAGATTGAAAGCGTAATTAAAGATGTTACGGATAAACCCCACAGGGATCAAACGAAATGCATTGAGAATATTATGGTTATGTTGTCAAAAGCCGAGGAAGCTACTGATTCTTTTATTCTCCCTGCGTTGCCCGTAGACCCACGAGAAAAACAGCGGTTATAATAGAATAGAAGAAGTATGTATTTGTAAACCCATTAGCAACGGGTTTATATTTTTCTATTTATAACCGTCCGAAGAAGTAAAGGATCGAATTATGAAACTCGAAAGCGCCTTTAAAAAGGATTTTGTTAATCGCATAGAAGAGATCCATCCTGAAGCTATTATCATAAATGTAGACCCAACAAATTTTCGATCGTTTCCTGATACTATCGTTTTGTTGGGAGACCGTTGGGCGGCATTTGAAATAAAAAGATATGCGCGCGCAAGTAAACGACCAAATCAGAACTTCTATATAGATCTGTTAGAAAACATTTCATTTGCGCGTTTTGTTTATCCGGAGAATATGGAGGAGGTGCTCGATGAACTGGAAGACGCATTCGGAAGTGAATGAGAAGAATCAACACGCGTTCCTTTCACCAAGCAAACCACACTGGGTAAATTATTCGGAAGAGCGTTTGAGGACAGCCTATCGAAACTATAGCCGTGCTGCAATGGGCACGAGACTACACGCCTTTGCCAAAGAATGTATCGAGTTAAGCGTTCGGTTGCCGGTTACACAGGCATCATTAAACTCCTTTGTAAACGATTCTATCGGATATCGCATGACACCAGAACAAGTGTTATATTACTCAGAAAACGCATTCGGAACTTGCGACGCCATATCCTTTAACGATGGTATCTTACGCATACACGACTTGAAAACTGGAGTGTCTCCACCGCGATTAGGACAACTCGAGATATACGCTAGTTTGTTTTGTTTGGAATATGCTGTTAAGCCTCAAAATGTAGACATCCGATTGCGAATCTATCAGAATGACGAGCTTTTAAAATGGTATCCAGATATCGAAGACATAACGTCCATAATACAGAAAGTGATATCGCATGACTTAGTCATAAAGGAGATGAAAAGTGAGTACGACTATCCAAGACCAAACAATTAAACACTATGGAACGTTGCGTAAATCTGGTCGATATCCTTGGGGTTCTGGTGGTCAATTACTTACTTCTGTGGATCGACTGGCCGCAAAAGGACTTAGTGAAAAAGAAATAGCTATGGCACTTGGCATCAGTACCACAGAACTACGAAACCAAAAAACATTAGCGAAGGTTATGGAAAAAGAGGAGCGGCGTATTTTTGCTGTGAGACAACGAGAATCAGGCATGTCGGTTTCTGCAATTGCTTCTGAGATGAATTTGGCACCATCCACGGTTCGTGATTTATTAAAGGCCACAGCAAGCGTTAAATTTAAACTCATTCAGAAAATAGTTACCATGCTAAAGAAAGCGGTAGCTAAATTCAAATATATAGATATCGGCGAAGGCGTTGAAATATTCTTAGGTATATCAGCCTTTAAATTAGACAACGCAATAACCTTGCTAAAGAATGAGGGATACACAGTACATTATCTTCGGCAAGAACAATTAGGAACTGGATATAAAACGTCCATACGAGTCCTTGCTGCCCCAGGAACAACCTATTCTGAAGTGCTAGACAATCGAGCCAATATAACCATTCCGAATAATGTAAGTCTCGACGGCGGTCGAAGTTTCGATGAGCCAGAACCAATCGCAAACATCGCGTCGTCGCGCATTAAAATAATCTACGGACAGGAAGGTGTCGACAAAGATGGACTTATCGAATTGCGCCGAACAGTTCCCGAACTATCATTGGGCAACAAAACGTATGCGCAAGTACGCATTGGTATAGACGACACCTTGTACTTAAAAGGTATGGCGATCTCTTCAGACAATATACCAGAAGGCGTAGACATTGTTTTTTACACATCAAAACCCAATACCGGAAATATAAACGATGTGTTAAAAGAACAAGATCCCACTAGTCCATTACCATTTGGTAGTGCCACTAAACAAAAAACATACCTAGATGCTAATGGTGTTGAACAGATATCGGCCATCAACATTGTGTACGAAGAAGGCGACTGGAGTACTTGGTCTAAGAGTCTATCGTCACAGTTCTTATCAAAACAACCGATAGCACTCGTTGAACAACAGCTACAGGCGCGATATGAACAACGGTATCAAGAATACCAGGAAATATTGGCGTTAACTAATCCTACCGTAAAACGATATCTACTTGCGTCTTTTTCTGATACGGTGGATTCCGATGCGGTTTTCTTAAAAGCTGCGGCATTGCCTGGACAATCGACAACTGTAATTCTACCAGATCCAACCATGAAACCAGGAGAAGTATACGCTCCCGGATATAAAAATGGAACTGTTGTTTCCTTGGTTCGCTATCCGCATGGTGGGATTTTTGAAATACCAACATTAACCGTGAATAATCGTGGAGGAAATGGAAAAGAAATTATTGGACCGTCAGCATCAGATGCTATCGTCATACATCCTGATGTAGCTAAACGATTATCTGGAGCAGACTTTGATGGAGACACGGTAATCGTGATACCAAACAATAGCGGTACCATAAAAACTTCTCCAGCACTTAGCACCCTGCAAAACTTTGACCCCCGAGCTTCATATCCCAGCGTCCCGGGAATGGTCAAAATGACCAAAACTGGTACACAAATCGAAATGGGTAAAGTGTCGAATTTAGTTACCGACATGACCATTCAGGGCGCCTCCGAAAGTGAAATAGCTCAAGCTGTACGTCAGTCTATGGTAGTTATCGATGCGGAAAAGCACGGCCTTAATTATCGACAAGCCTACAAAGATAACGGCATATCCGCATTAAAACAAAATTATCAAGGCTCTTCTCGCTCCGGTGCAGCGACGTTGTTGTCTCGTGCCAAGTCGCAGGAGTATGTGCTACAACGAAAAGATCGATACGCAATTGATCCAACGTCCGGCGCTAAGATCTTTTCCTATACAGATAAGACATATGTCAACAGCAAGGGCCAAGAGATTACAAAACGTACTCGATCTACTCAATTGTATGAAGAAACAGACGCCCGTAAACTTAGTTCGGGTACTGTAGTAGAAGCTGCCTACGCTAATTACTCGAATGGACTAAAGCGTTTGGGAGACTCAGCTCGACTAGAGTACACTAAAACTAGTAATCGGCCGTACTCACCAGAAGCGCGAGCTACCTATCTAAAAGAAGCTAAGTCTCTCGATGCCAAAGTTACTTTGGCTATGCGCAACCAACCATTGGAAAGAAAGGCGCAATTAGTTGCTGGAGAGATCGTACGGCTACAGCGCAAACAGAACCCCGACATGTCGTTCGCAGACTTACAGTCCGCTAAAGGAAAAGCACTAGTGCTTTCTCGTAATAGAGTCGGAGCTGCGAAGCCCACCGTAGACATAACCCCCCAGGAATGGGAGGCCATACAAATGGGAGCAGTGAGCCCGACAAAGCTATCCCGAATCCTAAGGAATGGCGACATGGATCAGATCAAGGCATATGCCACCCCAAGGTCAGAACAGAACGCCATACCGTCCGGTAAACAAGACCGCGCCCGAGCTATGCTAGACGGTGGTAATACCATAGCTGAAGTAGCAGCCGCCCTTGGTGTTAGTAAGTACCAAATAATCAACCTAGACAAGTAAAAGGAGGCACAAATGTTTATGAAAGAACCCATGCTAACAACTTTAGACAATCCGCATAATCCATTTACAGAATGGGATGAGTGGTATGTATATGACATGGCTCGATACAATACATGCGGCCTACTTGCTCGTATAACGTTCCCAAATGATGAAATCGACGACCTTGCGACAGAGATAGCTATGCGTGAAGTAGCAGCAAATAGCTTGTCTGGACTCCATGTTGTTGTTACATCAGAATCTATTAATGAAATGCTATCAGCCAATGACGTTAAAGCATTACGGACTTCGCTTGCGTAATTGGCGTTGGTATGAAGTTTGACAAAGCACGGATCATTTGTATACTCGCGCATGGCGAGCCAAAACAAACCTCCCTTTCGAATTCTGAAGTATATATGTTTTGGTGGTTCTTGATAGGATTGAAAATAGACAAGAGCTAAACTGCTATGTGTTGCGAATACAAAAATCATTTCGTTCATGATGATTCGTGTTTTGTCAAGCAAGAAGAGGCAATAAGAGTCGAAGCGATTCACATACGATTCCGATTGCCTCTTTGGCTTGACGTTTTGTTCATTTCTTTCTCCTTTCTGTATGATGATGACGGCGGGGGGGCATCCAC